AAAAAAAATGAAACGCTTCCATTAGCTTCTAAACGATTCCAAACATGCCATTCGACGGGCACTGCCAGCTCAGCAGCCATATATATACGTCGGACTAACTGACTGAATGACATCTGAATAATACTAAAATGTCATCAGTCAGGCTACAGAATAAAAACCTATTTCTGACGTATAATGATCCAGAGGAAACAATCACGGGACCAGCATGGCTATTGAATAAACTGGCAGAACAACTTGAGAAATACCAACCATACTATGGTGTCTGCGGAGAGGAAAAGGCACCGACAACCGGTACAAAGCACTATCATTTGCTAATCATGTGTAAGAACCCAGTTATCTCAAAGAATGGTCAAGTCATTGAAATCAAAGGAATAGCACCACACATAGAGAAAATCAGAAATAATTTGAGAGGAGTGATCAAGTATGTAAAGAAAGATGGTAACATTGCAGAATTGAACAAAAACCTTTGCCCAGTCAAATTAGACAAATTGGAAAGAAAAGAAAAAGCTGATCTCATGTTGACAGGAGATTTAGAAAAGGCCTTCATAGATGGAACACTAGGACCAATAGAAGTCATTAGAGCTGAAAAGCTAAGAAAGATTTTCCAAGTATACAGGAAACCAGAGCCTTACAGCAAGAAACTGATCATGTGGTATAGAGGTGAGACAGGAGAAGGCAAGACGAGAACTGCAGTTGAACTTGCCGAAGAATTCGAATTGAGCTACTGGATCACAAATGAATCATTGCGCTGGTTTGACGGTTACAACGGACAAGAACTTGTAATAATTGACGACTTCAGACAAAAGATGATAACAGATTGGAACTTCCTCCTTAGATTATTAGATGGGTATGGACTCTCAGTACCAGTAAAGGGAGGTTATGTAGCATGGAAACCAAAGATCATAATTATTACAACACCTGCTACTCCACAAGAAGCATTCCAGTGGATGAATAAGGATGGTGAATTGCAAAATTGGGACCATTTAGATCAACTTATGAGAAGACTAACGCATGATGATGAAGAGCAAGTGTACCAATTCCCATTATGGGAAGAAGACAAGCAGAAGCTGATGAACACAGTAAGGCAATTTCTGGGAATTGAGAATGATGAAGCCATGGTTGAAGAAGAATTAAGCATGTCGCCGATTTTACCAGAGCCCACCCAAATCGACGAAGCTTAAAAGCTAATTTACTTTTTGATGCCACTATTCTTTTACCGCCGTTACAAGCCGGCTAAAATCTCATCGTTTCACAAGTGACAACGAAAAAGCTTCGTCGCCACCCTAAATGTAAGGCTGACGAATGATTTTTTAATTCGATTTTTAAAAGAAAAAGTTTTATCAAAAAGAAAATAAGAAAGAGAACAAATCAAGAGAAAGAAGTTAATTACCAATTATGGAGGAGACACCTTCGACACCAGTTTCTGATGGTACTATACCTACGTATGAAGTCTTCGAGACCAAAGGCCTCTCTTCCTTCCACTTCGTATAGAATGTTACATCAAAATAACCATAACCGTTTAAAAAGGGAGCTGATGTATCAATACGTGCAGACAATTCGTATTTTGCATTGTTGCTTTCACCTGTTGTTGTAAAGAATCTGTTAGTGTTAAATAGTTGATGTGGATCATTAATCTTCATGTATTCTGCGTAAGTTGGAACATATCTGTCCGACGTAGTAAAACAATACCAGAACATAACAGGATTGAAGAAGTTATCATCATCGGAGAGTGCTGACCATCTGTGGTAGAATTTATCTTGAGGATCATGAGCATGCTGAGCTGAATAAGCATCTTGGGGAATATCCAATTTGTTTGAAGTTAAAGAATGAGTAAATTCTTTATAACCAAGATGTTTAAGTCCTTTTTGTAGTTGTTCAATTTCATTTGTTGGTTGAGTTAAAAGTTCTCCAGCTTCTTGAGTAACGTTAATACCAGCTTCCTTAGATACTTCATTACTAGATACCATTGGCCTTACAAAGAAGGAGAATGGCTTTGACATATCATATACTTTATGCAGTTTGGAATCTCTTTCAATACATGGCATCATTGTTTTAATGTCATAAAATGGAGCAGCCTTCAAACGTCCTCGTTGATTGTCATTAATACCATGAGCTACAGCATAACCTGTAACACCACCAGTTTCGGATACTTTATTTATGAAAGGTAAATGCCAATTTTGTGAACTTTCAATCTGTTTTCCAAAATAAACATGCATATACAAAGTTTGAGTTGACATAGGAATAAAATCTTTAGCACGAACATTACGTTCCATTGAGTTGTGTTTTAAATAAAGACCTTGTGTAGTACCGGAATTCATAAAAGAATCAACTTTTTTTCCTGCATCAATAGAGTATGCTTGATAAGTTTCATCATGCATTCCTGGATTGACAGTCATTGAAGTTGAAACAACTGTAGTAGTTGGTTTCGCCAATGGATGCCAAGAAACTTTAATACCAACATATTTAAACTTTTTGTAAAGTGCTGCATATAATTGCATCTTACTACCACAAGTAACAGGAGATAATATAGGATTAAAAGCATACAAATAAGGAGTATATGAATCATTTGCATTTCCCATAATATATGGAGAAGATGCATTAAAGTATTCTTCAGGTAATATAGCACCATATCTAGACCAATAAGGACCAAATTGACCTTTATAAGCAGAACGTATATTATCAGGAATGTTTGGATACATATTGGGGTTACCTCCTGACATAACCATTGAACTAAGTCTAGCAATATCGTAAAAAGGTAGTTGAGCAAACTCGGACATCGTAAGGCGTTTAATTTTATTCTTAACACCTTTTCCTGCAGTATACTTATACTGCCTCTTAGCTCGTTTGATCTTTCTCGACTTGGAGTAGTTTTTAGCAGCTCTCCTAAGCCTGAAGTAGCTCTTAGCCTTCGCACGCGTTCCAGTACGATATCGACGAAATCGCGTAATTTTACGCGACTTTTTTCGATATGTTCTCTTTCTTGATGCGTATCGCTTTGGCATTGATAATTATGAAGGAGACGTTTTTGCGATACGATTGAAATAGAAATTTATTTTTCACAG